ATTTCCACCGGCTAATGGTAATTTACCAGCCAGGCTTGTTGTAACTGTGCTGTGAAAACTAGCGTCATCATTTAAAGCTGCTGCAAGTTCGTTCAAAGTGTCCAGGGATGCTGGGGCACCATCTATTAAATTATTAATAGCAGTCGTTACAAAGTTTTTCGTTGCTGCATCTGTTCCAGCAACTGGTTCACCAATATCTGTTAACCTGGCTGTGTTAAAATCTACCGTACCGCTTAAAGCTAAATTATGTAAACTGGTGGTTCCAGAATTTGCTGTAACATTTCCAGTCACATCACCTGTTACATTACCTGTTAAGTTACCTGTGACGTTACCGGTCACATTGCCTGTAACATTTCCGGTCAGTCCACCAACAAATCCAGTGTTAGCTGTGATGGAAGTTCCTGTGATGGCTAATGGTGAACTCCCACCGATGACAGAACCATTTATGCTGCCTCCAGAAATAACAGCGTTAGAAGCTGATAGGGTACCAGTGGCGTTCAGGTTTGCAGAAACGGTGACAGTCGCAGACGTTAACGAAGTTGGATTTGTGCCAAGTTCTATGACTTGAGCCGAAGCGTTCTCTGTAAAAAGCCTTTTATCTGCAACGTTAACTGCTAACTCGCCCTGGACCAAATCAGAGGCCGTGGGGACAGCAGAAGCTGTTGCGCTATTTTTCGTAATTATTACGGTCATGTCGCAAACTCCTAAAGTTTAAAAAAACAAAGGGGGGATTTCTCCCCCCAAGGTTTATTAGGCGTTTACAATAATATTGAAGATGTTGGCATCACGATAACCCTTCGTTCCAAAAACAACATCACTGGTGATTAAATCAGAAAGCCACTCTTGCTTATATTGAGTTTGCGTTCTGATATCACGTTGCATGGAAAGAATAATATCATCTCTGTGCATTAGCATTGCTGCCTTCAACTCACCACCGGCTGAATTTTCAGAAGCGGTTTCTGTGACATGGGTGTTAGTAGTCACGTACAAAGGGATGCCATAAATTTCACCAATCTTAGCATTGTCAACTGCGCGTCCTGATACAAAATCAGAAGACACATAACGATCAATACCAAGCATCGTTGACTTCATGCTGGGAGGCATAATCAAAGCACGATTATCATAAGGCACATCCAGATCATCTTGCTTCTGAATCATTGCCCTGATAAATGCGTCATTAACAACGTCTGCTGCTGTTACAGTATCCACTGTGTAAGCAGTTATGCCATTCGTTGCATCGTTGAAGAAGGAATTGGAATTGACCCAGGAAGTGCCGTCACCGTCACCGGCAAATTTACCTTCATGCAAAAGCCTTGAGTCAACCTTTTTGGATAGCTGATAACCAGCGTCTTCTGTGTAGAAAGAGCGTTGACTATCTAACGCTTGCATCTCTGCAAGATCACTTACTAAACGTGAATATTCAAAATGCTGGTCAATGTTGATGCTGATTTGTGAGGCGGTATCATTCTGAATTGTTACTGCTGTGCCTTCTGCGAATGAAGAAGCCGAACCCCTAGTCACGCCAGGAACTTGGATTACGTCACCCTTCTTGCCTATCATTGACATTTGTTTGCAAAGTCCAGCAACTACAATACGGCATTCGTATGCAGCACGAACCTCATTACTAAAAATTTCTGGTATAAAATTCGCCAGAGTTGTTGNGTTACTAGCACCGCCTTGGGCNGGATAAGTTGAAGTAGCCATTTTCTATTCCTTTAATAAAGTTAAGAGTTCATCAAAACCCTACCCTCCCTAAATGCTTTAACAATTTCGTCTTGCATTTGAGAATATTTTTTAGGGTCTTTTATTTGTAAATCACGAAGATCACTGGCCCTAATTTTCTTTCCAGGTGATGACTCAGAGGAACTCGATACGTTTCCGCTACTAGCAGCTTTTACCGAATTTTTTCTCTTAATAACATCCTCTTGCTTAACTTCAGTTTGTGTAAATTGCTTGAATCCAGACAAAAGGTCATTCGCTATTTCAAGATCAAAGTTTCGATCCATTATCCCAAATGATGCCCTTCTGGTGGGACTTTCATTTACCCAATTGTTAAAATCCTGATTACCCAAAATATCCATATAATCTGGGTGACTAGCTTCCAATGAACTTTTTATATTATTCATTTTAAGCTGGCTTAATTCAGCTTTTATACTCTGAAGTTCTGGATTGTCAGCAACACTCTTGCTAATTGCTCCAGCTGGATCAGAAAAATAGTCGATCTCTTCTTTTGGCTGCTCTGGTACTGAATTTTTACTAAGTTGTCCTTGGATGAACGCATCAGCCGATTTGAGTGCTTCTATTTCAGCCCTGGCTTTTCCAACCTCGCCAGATTGCCTTCCGATCATTTTCTTTTGATCTTCCAGCATTGCCTCTAAATCTTCTCTTGATTTAGATGAATACTCGCTTACAACTGGTTTGCTTTCTTCGGCTTGTTCGGTTTTTAAACCGTCATCCAAACTAACAATATTTTCATCCTCAGCTTCAGTTTTTTCATTCAATAACTTTGCCACCGTAATTCCCTCTTCAAGACCTTTATAAAGGCTACCTTGTTAATTTTAAGACGGGCCGTGGGATCTGGCGTATCGTCTTTCTTCTTTTATCTTAATTTGGCGGTTTAATTCCCATTTCCTTGTCGCAGAAGGATAATCTCCTGAGATTGGATCAAGGACTGGACCAGCATAAGATAAACATCTCAGTGCTTTAGCCTCACAAATATCGCAAGGCAAATCACGGACATCTGTATCAACGTACTTTTCGAAAACGTGCCCTTGTGGGCACTTAAAATCAAAGAGTCGTTTCATCTAAATCAAACTGTGAAAAATCAATGTCTTTCACAGTTTCTTCTAGCTGTTGTAATTCGTGAATAATTTCTAAACTGCCTTTTTTCTTCTGCAAATCATCACCATCTTTTACAGCAAGTATGTTGCTATCAGCTTCACGACGAATTTCTAATAGTCCAAGAAGATGTGCCCATCCTTTAGTCCGACACATTGCAAGAGTGTCTCTCTGGTATGCTTCAAGGCTTTCTCTTGTTTCTTCTTCGTAAGTTTCTATTTTTACAGCCATAATATACCTAATAGTATGAGCATATTTTAATATTAGTACAACTATTATTGTTTATTAAAAATTTCCTCTCGTTTTAGATTCAATTTTTCTTCTTCTAACATGGTTTTAGACATTCCAAGGACTTTTTTATCATCTCTATCAAGTTCATTATCAACCTTTCGTACTGCTGAGATGGCTTTTACAGTCTCGTTCCTTAATTCTGCTGGAATAGCCTCTGCTTCCGCTGTTAATTTCTCAGCCCTAGCCTGACTCTCTCTTGCAGTGCCAATCAATGCCTGAGTTTGAGCGTTTGTTAAACCAAGGTCGCTGTTTAGTTTATCTTTTTGCAATTTTTCTGCTTCAGGATTTGGTTTCTGGCTTTCATCAATTAACTTTATTAGTTCTTCCCTGTTAGAAACTTGCATATTCTCAATAATTGCCTTTACAAGCAGTGGATAGACCGGTGTATCAGCACCCATTGTCTGTAATAACTGGACTAACTGAGTAACCTCGTACTCCCTAGCAACAATCCCAAGCGAACTGGTCACTTCAAAATCATAGTCTTTGACCGGATACTTTTCTGGGCTGAACTGCATATATCTGCAAGCTGATTTCTTCACAAACGGTATCAAGAAGCTTTGCTGGAAATTAACCAGAGTTCTTTTGTGCCGTTTTATAATGGCAGATAAACCCATTGATATACCGGCTGCTGTAGCTTCGCCATTTATACTACCTGGGACACCAGCACTATCAATTGCACCAGTCGCAGTTTGTACCATTCTCTGGAGGCTTTCAGTCTGAACAAACGAAGTGCTTGATATTTCACCAAACTTGAAAGGAACAAGAACTTCTCTTGGATCCCCATTGGTTAAAATAGTTCCACCTGGTCTTATGTTCGTATTGGATCCTTTAGACAATCTTGTTGAATCACAAGCCATCATGGGAGCATTGGTTAAAGCAAGCGCATCAATTCTTGCTCTCATTTCGGCATCTAATGCTTTCTGGCTTGAGCAGCCCTTTTCACAAACACCACGGCCCCAGAAGCGACCAGGCACAATATCCCAAGGAAAAGCGATAATAGGTCTATCTTTGAAATACATCTTGTTCTCTTCACACTTTAGAACAGTATCTCCGTTCACAAGAATTACCATCGCCTCTATGTAAAACGACTCGTTTGAGTTTTCCTCTACTGCGATGCCTAAAGCTTCCTCTAAATCACTCGGTTCTTTATATTTTTCTTCATTTTCTAGTTCTTCATCTAACTCATCACCAAAATCTGACATATCCTCCTCTGTCGATTTGATGAAATCGTTATAAAGATGTCGTGGCACCAAGCCAAAGTATTTAGTTAACCTCACTTTGCTTTCTGGCTGTTTGGTCAAATTAGGGTCCGTATCTAAAAGCTCATTTTCGGCAGCATTTGTTCCAAAATCGACATCTCTATAGATACCCTTCTCTTGTAGTATTTGTATCGAGTGAGGGCTGACAAAATAATCTATCGCCACGCCTATTGATTCTTCAATAGAGGTTGCAAGAGGATCAATTCTGAAATTTTGGGCCAACACCGGCTGCATGGTAATCAACACTCTTTCCCCACGACCTACACCTTGATTGCCCATTCCTTGTGAATCGACTACTTCAGTTGGAACAAGATCAGGAACTGTATCAATGACAATTTCGGCAATACCAGTGCCGGTCACAGCACTGTTAATTAACACCTCTCCTATTGATTTCCTTACCTGAGCTTTTGAAAAGTCTTGATTTAGTTTTTTTGTTAGATACTCAATTTTTAACTTTTCCTGTTGGACTTTTTGCTTTATTTGTTCAAATATTATTCGCTCTTGTTCGTTTTTTGTCTCACCCTCTGGGACTTTCATATCATCCCTGATGGTAAAAAAAGTACCCCTCCCGAACGTAGCTTCCTCAATTTCTGCAACACTCGATTCAACTGCTTGCTGGAGTGCTGGCGAAATCAACCTGGACCGTTCACTGGCTCTAGTCTTGTCAGATTCAGCCCATATTCCTCGCCATAATCTATTATATTCTTCAAACTTCTCTTGATAGTTCACCTTGAAACTACTTTCCCAAGCATTTACTTTAGAAATTACCCATGATTCGACGGTTTCAGCGTCAACCATTAAATTATCATTATCCATTCTTAATACCCCACTTGAAATTCAACATATTCATGTTCGTTTTCTTCAAAATCGCTCGCATACGCTACTTGAGCAAGCTGGTCGATGTAACTAAGTGCATCGACACAATCGTCATGGGTTAAGGGATCGGGAAACTGATACAACTCGTCCAGAAACTTATCGTTCCATTCACCTTCGTTTAATTTTATTGCTCCATTTTCAAATCGGCCCTGCAAGGCCCACATAATCCTATCTGTTTTGTTTTTATTGCCGTGTGTTAGTTCTACACATCGAAAATAACGATGTGTTTTTCTCATCATGTCAGTTAAAGGAGACATGATAGCTTGCCTAGCAATCCCTCTCTCAATTCCTACAGAAATCGGCTCATACTTTTCCACCGCATCAAAAATCTTTTTGGCCGTTTCTTTCAATTCCCATCTTCCAGAAATGATTGTCTTAATCCACCAGCCATTCCTATTAACTTTGACAACAGCGATTGCTGTACTATCGAGATTCTTGCTTTTACGCCTAGACTGACCAGTTTCATGGAAGCCAGCAGGGTCAATAGCTATGTAATAATCACCATCTGGCTCTTCTTTATCGAATTGAATCCATTCCTCTCTAAACATCTCGGAGCCTCTAGCCTCAAACGAAGCCATGAACTCTTGCCTAAACGCAAAACTGGACATACTTTTTTTAGCAGAATCAATTTCACTTTTTTCCAAAATCGGATTGTCATAACTGGTAAAGTGAAAAGATTCATAATCCACTTGATCTTCACGGCCAGCTTGGATAAACAAATCGTGGAAGTGATTCCTTCCCACCGGAGTTCCAATAAACAGTGCTGCACCCTTCAAGTCTGTTAATGCCGGCCTCAAAACAAGTTCCCAAGTTTCGGGCTTCATATCGGCGTATTCATCAAGCACCAAAAACTTAATCGAACTACCACGCATGGTTTCCGGTCTATCAGCCCCTTTAAGGCTGATTTTTGTGCCATTAGCCAGTTGGATCTGCATATTGTTCACATGGGAGCCAGTAATTACCTGGGAACCAATCTCCAATAGCAGCGACCACATTATGTCCCTGGCTTGGCCTTGAGTCGGGGCAACATAGAAAATATCACCCCTATCCGTTTGTAACGCCTGGACCAATAGCAAA